TTCTATTACCAGTATAGTATACATCTACACTAGAATTGATGAGACTTGGTTTCTTGATGTGATAAGGCATTTTTTTTATTTCTCTACATCCTTATTTAGTACTAAAAAAGGGGGTAAAACCCCCCATGCCAGTTATCTTTTTTTGTTTTTAAAGTAATCACTCTCACACTTAAAGTAGATTCGTGTTTGGATAAATTTAGGATCTATGTATTTGGTTGGATTTGGCATGTGTTTGAATTTGTATTTAATAGGATTTGTATGTATTAAAATGTGATCGTATTTGTGAGGTGTCATAAAAACCAATAAGGCATCCCTATTTATAACGTTGCATAAAAAAAAGACCCCCCGAAGGAGGTCTTGTAACAATGTGAATATGGATCACATGAGGTTCTTGACAGTAACGCGCTGATAGTAACGGTTGCTGTTGACCTTAAGAGCGCCGAGACCCTGGGTGGTTCCTTCTGCGAATGGGTTAGCGACCAGACCATAACGGGTCTTGAAGCCAATCTTGGGCTGGAAGGAGTTCTCTCCAACGGCACGAACCATCTGGAGGGGAACATAAGGGCAATAGAACAGACCTGCGTCATAAGGGGAAGTGCCCTTATAACCAACAACGTAGTACTGGTTAGCAGCAGAGTTTGCAGAATAAGGATCGATGTATACGCGATACTTACCTTGCAGAACACCAGCGAAGGTGTTACCAGTGTCATCAACGTTAAGGTTAGCGTTGAGTGCAGGGGTATAGTCGAGCACACCAGCCATGGTCAGTGCAGAAGCAACGTCTGCAGAGCACATGATGATGTTGCCCTTTCCTCTACGAGTTCTTTGGGCGATGCGGTTTGCATCTCTCTCGATTTGGAACAGAAGACCCTTGAACTTCTCAACCGACCAACGTCCGTTAGAGTCGATGTCGAGGTCAAACTCACCAGCGGTAGCAACGTTAGCAGCAGCACCTTGCTCAGCAACCTTATAGATGGTTCTGATGACTTCTCTGTTGATTTCCGCGAGGATTTCAGTAGAGAGGATGTTAGCAAGTTCTGCTTCAGCGTTAAGACCGTGGATTGCCTTAAGGTCTTGTGCCAGTTCCAAGGAGTACTCAGCTTTGAGTGCTCTGGATTTAGCGGTTACAGTGACCTTCTCGATCGAGAATGCCATCTGGTTGAATGCGTTAGCACCAGTGTCAAGTGCCTCAGCAGAGTCGGTACGCATACCCTGACCGACGTTGTATGCGGTCGAAGTTGCAGAACCAGTTGGGTTCAGGACGGAAGGGTTGGTGCCAGACTGAGAAGTAGTACCCAGACCAGCAGCAGCATCGGAGAAACCGTTGGCATCATCGAGACCAGAGGGTTGTCCGGAGAATGCGGAATCGACTTCATCGAAGAAGGTCTCGGTTCCAGACTGATCGGTCTTACGGGAGCGCATCGCGAAGATGAGTCCAGTAGGTCCGCTCATTGGTTGAACGCCAGCCAGGTCATAAGCGACCAGGTTAGGCATGGAGCGTCTGATCAGAGAGATCAGAACGGGGTCGAAACCAGCAGTAGGACCTGCAGCAGCAGCGGAACCGGTGAATCCACCGTTACCTACTTGGTTGGTTGGTTGTTCGGTCAGCATACCACCTTCATTGAAGGCAGACTGCTCACGCATGAATTTTTCTTGGTTTTCGAGCAGGACAGCGGTGACAGCTCTACGATGTTGATCCTTGATCGCGTCGCATCCTTCAGCATTCAGAAGGGGTGCCCACTTTTCCTGCAACTGTTCGGATTGGAACATTTGCTTAAAAGGTAATGTTTACGGTTTGATTTAATGTTGAATTCAGTTTTGCTTACCGAAAGAACCCAGGGTTCTGAGATATGCAGCCATGGAATCAGAGTAAGACTCAGTTCCCGACTGATCTACACCCTCAGAGAGGGTTTCGGATTTAGCATTGGAAGTCTCTTTCTTAGAGGTGAAATACGACTCTTTGAGGGTTTCCAATTTATCACGATATTGATCTTCACTCTCAAACTCTACACTTTCGGAAAGTGAGGCGAGCTTCTCCTTCTGAGTCTGTGCAAGACCTTCGGATACTTGATCGAGAATACCACCTGCAGTTGCCTCTGCGAGGCGACCATTCAGGTTGATGTTCTTCTCGATTTGCTCGTTGAGTTTTGTCTCCATATCATCAAGTTTTTCTACCATACTCTCAAGTACATCATATTTATCTTCAGGGATTGATACATAATGTTCTTCAAAAAGACCCTTCATTCCAGAGAGGAACGATTCGGTCATTTCGGTCTTGAGACCTGCCTCAATGGCGAGTGCGTTTTCTTCAAACCACTCGTCAGAGACATACTCAAGATAAGAATCTACACGCTCAGCGAGAGATTCTTTTGCTGCTTCGATTTCTTCTGAAAGTGTGGCAGCATACTGTGCTTCCAGTTCTTCTTTAATACCAGCAACTTTTGCATTGATTGCTGCTTCAAAGATGGTCTTTGCCTTTTCTTTGAATTCTTCGGAGAGTTCTTCGCCACCGAGGAGAGCATTAACGTCTTCTTCGACATCATACTCAGCAATGGTTTCTTCTTCAGCGACTACTTCATCGGTAGTTGCCTCTTCCTCTTCAATGGTGTCTTCCGAGGAGAGTTCCTCTTCCTCTTTCTTCATGGTGGGCATAGGATCTGCTTTTCCTGCACCTTTATTTACAACATCTTTAACCTGCTTGAGGGTTCCGCCTGGTTCTTTGAGCTTAGCAGAATCATCATCAGGCTTATAGTTTTCTGGGGTAGGACCACCAAGATCCTCTACACCTGCTAACTGGGTTCCTGGATCTGCCATTTTAGGCATAGGATCAGCAGGTTGTGCTCCAGCATTAACAGCGGTGCGGGATTGCTGTGTCTTTACTTCCATTTCTTGTAATTTTTTACCACGAGACATTTGAACTCTCCGTTTTTCCGTTATTTAAAACTATATTTATTTATAAAATTAAAGATTAGATAAGAAGTTATTGAACAAGTCTAACTTATGCTCATCTAACTGTTTTTGATCTACAAGGGTGTTGATTGTCTTGTAGGTTTTCTCTGCAAACTTCTCACGAAGAATACCACCATCCCATACCCACTCTTTACCTTCCATAATTCCCTCAACAAATGCATCAGGAGCAGAAGGATCAGCAACAATATCAGCGGCAGTTGCCAGCATAAAATCATCACCGACGATATTAACACCCTCACGGGTAGCCTTTAATGAACCGATACCGCGAGAAGATACGCCGAGTTTTACTCCTTCTTCAATAAGTGAAGACGCAATTTTGCCCATAGGAGTGTTCAGGATCTTTGCTTTACCGATAAAATTAGAACCAGATTCTCTCAGAGAAACAATCTTGTGGGAAACTCTATCAAGATTAACGGTAGGACCGTCAGGGTGACCAAGTTCGCCAAGTGCTCTACCTGCCTGAACATGATTTTCGTTGTAACGACCAACCTCACGGCGGAGAGTTTCCATAGGATACATACGACCATTACGGTTCTTGATGTTACCCTGGAGGAATACTCCCTCAATATACATTGATTTCTTGCCGTTCTTTTGTTCGACAAGAAACTCAACGGATTCGATTTCTTCTCTAATGAGTTTCATTTGACTAGTAGATTATTTTACTTGAAATTAAGTGCGAGCGTCTACGTTAACTTTGGTTCCCTTCAACGCAGCATTACCTCTCAGACCCTGACCGATATCTAGGTGGATAACGATAGAACCTGCGGCGGGAACTGTTATAGATCCCAGGTTTGCATCATCATCAGTATTACGAACAGTGACATCATAATCATTTGCGTTGTCAGTATTGCCAATATAAACCGCAGTTGAGGTTTTAAATTTGGTTGTACTTGCCGCCAACACAGTGGCATCTCCTAAGACTTTCATCTTTCCTAACTTTCAGTATAATTTATTTATAATTAGACACCATCACTGGTATCAAGTTCCTCATCATCAACTTCATCTTCAACTTCGATAGGATCCTCACCAGCAAACATACCATTTGCAATCACAGGACGGAAAGCGTCAACTTTTTCGCCTGCTTTGGCATACAGTAAATCTTTGATGGTATCACTAATCTGAGATGGTGACTCGTCAGAGATCATCATATCTAAAAGGTCATCCATTAGTAATTTTATAGTAAACAACTAGATATATTTATATTTCACCGCCCTTAGGCAGTTCTGGTGCTTCAGTGGCAGATCCATCCATTTCAGGTTCCATGACTGGAGCACCTAAATCCATACCTGCTGCACTATCTAAAGGTTGTCCTGTTGCAGGATCGATAGTTGTAGGATCAGGAATAACACCATCTTTAATCTCTTTTTTAATCAGCGCATCTTGCTCAAGAATTTCTACATCAGTCTGACGTAAAATCTTACGGCGAACATAATCCTGAGAATAATACTTACCAATATAAGGTTCTGCTGTTGCTGCCAGAGATAGTCTCTCATTCATGAGTTCTGCCTCTTTCAGTTCAGAGAAGTGATTATCATAGAGGAAGTCATACTGAATATGCTCACTCATCATCTCCCAATCTTCAGGAGTGATGATATTCTTAAGAATAAGTTGAGTCTTCAGCATGTCATTAAACATGTTGGAGAATCTCTTTCTTAAACGTGCAACAAACTTTGTAAACTTCAGTTCGTCTCTGAGGATTTCGGAGGATCTTCCGAGATTAAATCCGCCTTCGCCATCCATTCTAGACGGGGGGACGTTGAGTGATCTGTATAACTTTTTCTTAAAATACTCAATGTCCGTGATTTCACCAAGGTTTTGACCTCCAGGAAGAGTAGAAATTTCAGTACCACGTCCTCCCTCTCGTCTAGGAAGCCAGAAATCCTCAAGCATTGCCATGTATTTTTTGTCATCACGAATCTCTCCTGTGTTTGCATCGTATACAAGTTTGTTGCGATAACGCATCATGACATCACGGAGGTATTGTTCTGCCTTTTGCTTAGGCAGATTACCAACATCAATGTAGAAAATTCTACGTTCTGGTGCTCTAGATAAACGATAGATGACCAGAGAATCTTCAATCATACGAAGTTGATTGATAGACTTAATTGCTTTATGAAGATAAGAGAGTGTTGATCCCTTGTTTCTATCTACTAAACCAGATGTGCAATAGGTAATTGCGTCTCTTGCAATTTTAATTCCTTGACTTGCACCCGTTTGCATTGGATTGCCAGTAGGATAAGTAGACTTTGGATTATAGATGAAGTATTCTTCGATTTCTGGAAAGTCATAATCCATAGGATTTTTGCTCTGCAGTCTTACAACAGCAGAAGCATCATTCATCTTTTTCTTCTGTTGTCTTACATAACGCATTTTCATTGCGTCAATATAACGAAGTTCTTGAATACCTTCTTGAGGATTCTTTAGATCAATAATCTTATGATAATAGATACGACCATCAATATACCAGTTACGGTAAATTTCATGTGCCTTTTTATCAAAATCTAATAAATCTAGGATATACTTAAACTCTTTACGAATTTTAGTTTTGATACCATCACTAGCATTCAGATTTGAAAGTTCAATTTCTACAGGACTATCGTTAGAATCAGAAACGATTGCTTCGTTTACAATATCTTCAATGGCACTATCCGCTTCAGGATGAAGTGCCATTTCACGATATCTTTTGATTAGATCAAACTCGGTGCGATATACACCTTCAATGTCAACATAAGAACCAAAAAAACCACTACTCATGTAGTGGTCAGACCCGTCCTCATTGTTAGGAGGAACAGGACTGACAGCACCTGGAGATAGTGGTTCGGTGTCCTCAATAGAGAACCCAAATAACTTGGACATGATTATATAAATCTAAGTTTCCTTAGACTATTTAGATGGTCAAATATCAGGCGTTATTACCTTTTTCTCCGTCCTTAGACGCGGGATACCAGTAGTTAACTGTAAATTCTACTGTGAACTCTTCAATGGTATCGGTGGTGTCATAAGAGAGATCGATTGCAGAGATATTAGTTGGGAAAATATCTGCAAACTGGTAAACTGCAATAGTCTCAAGACCAGTTCCTTTGGAATTTTCATCACCATAACCGATGTTAGATGCCTGTCTTCCCAGATGTCTAACAGTGGCAGATGCCATATAATCAGCAGGGTTAGTTGCACCTGAAGCTTCTTGATACTGAGCAACAAACTGTGCCCATTCTTCCATCGTTCTTCTGATTTTAAAGTCAGTGTCGTTGATGACGGTGATGGTCCAGGTGTCGAATGTGCGATCACCAGCAACTTTAAAAGTACGTCCTCTGAAAGGAACGTCAATCGAAGCTACGTTTGAAGCAGGCAAGTTTGCTGCTTTACACATGTATTTAAAAACGTCTCCATCCAACGCAGAGATACCATCTGGTAAATCTCCAGGTGTGATCTCAACCTCAAACAGATTGGGGCGAGCGCCGCCGCCAATCAGTTTGGATTTAAAGTCGGTGAGTGAGTTTGCCATTGTTTAATCCTCCGTAGTGTTATTTAGATAATATATCAAACTCTACCTGCTACTTCTTCAAAACTGACGCCAGTTCTGGTAGCAACGAAGGTGAGTGTTACATAGTTGATGCTTCTAGCAGGCTTCAGGAAGATGTCTGCTCTAAACTCATTATTATCAATGACATCGGGAGTATTGTTTGTTGCGTCACAAACAACCAAGAATCCATAGAGTCCTCTCTTCGATTCAACGTCACGGAGGAATGGTTCAACGATGTTTCTGAAGTTTGCTCTCGTTAACTCATCATTGAGTTCAAAGAGTTGAGCTTGTGCTGCTCTTTCAAGTGCTTGCTCAATAGTAAGGAACAGACGACGAACATTAATTCTATCGAATGCAGAGGCATAACCGAGAGCGGTCTTGTCTCCAAACAGAAGTGTTCCGATACCAGGTGTAGTGATAAAAGAGTTAATTCTGTTAGGATACAGTTTATCTCTTTGTGCTTTAGTTGGGTTATATGCAAGTTTGACTGCATTGTTGATAACACCACGCTGCTGTCCCGCAGGCGAGAACCATGGGAATGCAACTAAGTTAGTGCGTGTCATCAGACCAGCAACATCAGGGTTACATGGCACATAACGGAAGATGTTGTTGAATCTATCGAACATA